GATCCGTCGAAACTGGAACCCAGACGACGAACTGATGCTAAAACGTCAGCATTTTGTCCACTACGTGTACGTTCCGGGCTTTGGATTCTACGGTTTGGGGCTAATTCACATCATTGGGGGCTACGCGAAGGCGGGAACCTCGATAATTCGTCAACTTGTTGACGCTGGCACCCTGTCAAACCTGCCGGGCGGGCTAAAAACCCGTGGTTTGCGCATAAAAGGCGACGATACGCCCATTTCTCCGGGCGAATTCCGTGATGTAGACGTCCCAAGCGGGTCTATCCGCGACAATATCATGACGCTGCCGTACCAAGAGCCGAGCCAAACCCTACTGGCGCTTTTGAACCAAATCACTGAAGAAGGGCGTCGTTTGGGAGCAATCTCGGACATGAACATCAGTGACATGAGCGCGAACGCGCCAGTGGGGACCACACTTGCCCTGCTAGAACGCACGCTAAAGCCCATGGCGGCAGTCCAATCGCGGGTTCACTACGCGATGAAGCAGGAGTTTAAGCTCCTCAAGGCGATAATTGCCGAGTACGCCCCCACCGACTACACATATGTCCCCGATAGAGCGCAGTCTCCTGCCAAACAGTCGGACTATGCAGTGGTCGACGTCATCCCAGTAAGCGATCCAAACAGCAGCACAATGGCGCAGCGAGTGGTGCAGTACCAAGCAGTGCTCCAGATGTCGCAAACCGCCCCACAAATTTACGACTTACCGCAGCTGCACAAGCAGATGATCGAGGTGTTGGGGGTTAAAAACGCGGACAAACTCATACCGACGAGTGACGATATGAGGCCGACGGACCCCGTTAGCGAGAATATGAACGTGCTGGTGAACAAGCCAATCAAAGCATTTATCACTCAAGACCACGATGCCCACATCGCTACTCACCAGTCATTTATGCAAGACCCGCAGATCGCGGCGTTCATGGGCCAGAACCCAGCGGCGCAGCAAATGATGGGAGGTTTGACCGCCCACATCGCGGAGCACATTGCGTTCTCGTACCGACAGCAGATAGAAAATGCACTGGGCGTACCGATGCCCGCACCTAACGCTGAGTTGCCAGAAGAACTGGAAGTTAAGTTGTCCAGCATGATTGCCGAGGCTGCGCAGCAGAACACCCAGCAGAAACAAGCCGCCGCCGCGCAGCAACAAGCGCAGCAACAAGCTCAAGACCCGATCATGCAGATGCAGATGCAAGAGCTGCAGATTAAGGCAGCGGAGCAGCAGCGCAAGGGCCAGAAAGACCAGACGGACGCGCAGCTCGCAGCAGCGAGATTGTCGCTAGATGCCCAGAAAGCTCAAAACACTTCGGCGTTGGAGTCCAGCCGAATTGCGGCAATGACCGATCAAGCTGATGCACGACAGAACTTGGATGAAGCCAAGGCGATTATGGACCTTACTAAATCTCGAATGACGGAGACTGGCCGTGGCTAAAACCGTATTTGATGTGCTGGACGAGCGGATAGTAAAAGCTATCCACGATAATGAAGACTTTTTAACCTCTGGCGGAGCTAAGACCCTAGAGGGGTATAGAGAGGCGTGCGGGGTAATCCGGGGTCTAGCTCTGGCACGACGAGAACTACAAGACCTTGCGAAAAACTATATGGAACAGAACGATGATTGAACCTACGGCAGCAATGACGCAGCTTGAGAAAAAACGCAAAGTAAAAATAAATGAAGCGGAAGTGGCGCAAGCCGCGCTTGAAGCCGCTATTCCTAAACCAACGGGATATCACATCCTGATTGCGCTACCAAACGTGGAAGAAACCTTCGGGGAATCCATGCTGCTAAAGGCCGACAAAACAGTGCGTGAGGAATACATCCTCTCCACCATTGGGTTGGTGCTCGATATGGGCGATCAAGCCTATAACGACAAAGACCGTTTTTCCGCAGGCCCGTGGTGCAAACCGGGGGACTACGTGATGTTTCGAGCAAATACAGGCACGCGGTTCAAAATTGGTACGCAGGAGTACCGGCTCATGAACGACGATTCTGTCCAAGCTATTGTACCCAATCCGAGAGCCATCTCTCGCGCGTAAGGAGTAACCTATGCCAATGCAACAGGTAGAGTTTGATTTTCCAAACCCCGACAAACCGTCGGCAGTCACTGTAGAAGTAGAACAGGAGGTTGCTGATGAGGGCTTTGAGATTGAAGGCGCTGTCGGAAGAGAGACCGTCGCTAAGAAAAAGAAGAATCTAAAAGTGGATGACGTCGAGATAGAAGTGGTTAACGACGTGCCACTGGGGGACAGGAACAGGAAGCAGTCAACGCCCCCGGAAGTCAGCGATGAGGAGTTGGATAGCTACTCCAACAAAGTTAAAAAACGAATTCAGCACATCAGCAAAGGCTACCACGATGAGCGGCGGGCAAAAGAACAAGCCCTGCGCGAGCGCGAGGAGCTGGAGCGTTACGCCAGAGTTCTTATTGACGAGAACCAGAAGTTAAAAGGTTCTGTTGATAAAGGGCACAACGCGCTGATCGAGTCTGCTAAAAAGCAGGTTCAAGGTGAAGTGCAAACTGCAAAGCAGAAATACAAAGAAGCCTACGAAGCGGGCCAGACTGACGATATTATCGCCGCTCAAGAAAGTCTGAACGCCGCTCAGATACGCATGGACAAGGTCAATAACCTAGCTCCTAGAACGCAACCAGAACCAGCAGCTTTACAAAATGAAACAGCTAGTGTACAACAGCAGAAAATACCCACCGCTCCCCAGCAGCAGCCGTCGAGAGACGAAAAAGCCGAGGAATGGAGAAACGATAACTCGTGGTTTGGCAGTGACGATGAAATGACAGCGTCGGCTCTGGGTTACCACAGCAAGCTAGTGAAAGAGGGTGTAGACCCTAGATCAGATGAATACTACGAGAAAGTGAATGCTCGTATGCGAAAGTTGTTTCCAGAGAACTTTGATGAAGATATTGAAGACACAGAAGAACCCCAAAAGGTAAAGAAAGCAGCAAATGTGGTCGCACCCGCTACGCGGAGCACAGCACCCATCAAGGTGCATTTAAGCGGTACACAAATTGCGTTAGCCAAAAAACTCGGGGTGTCTCTTGCGGACTACGCCAAACAGGTTGCGATATTGAGGAGAACATAATGGTTGATAACAGAATAGATCGAGAACTAGAAAAACGCGAACGTACCCCACGTAAACAAGCGTGGCGGCGCCCAGAGTTACTACCCTCTCCGACTCCACAAGCAGGGTATACGTTTCACTGGGTTCGTATTAGTACCCGAGGACAGTCTGATGCAACCAATGTATCTTCTAAACTCCGCGAAGGTTGGGAACCCGTACGCGCGGTAGATCACCCAGAGATTTTCCTAAGCAGCATTGAGAATGAGCGCTTCAAGGATAATGTTGTTATTGGTGGCCTGCTTTTGTGTAAAGCGCCTATCGAGCTGGTTGAAGAGCGTAATGCCTATTATGCCCACCAAACCAAGTCTCAGATGATCGCTGTGGACCAAAGTCTTATGCGGGAAAACGACCCGAGAATGCCTCTCTTTAATGAGAGAAAAACGACGGTAACTTTCGGTAAAGGTTAATTTGAGGATTTTATCATGGCTACAACTGCCGCACCGTACGGGCTTCGGCCCGTTAAACGACTAGATGGTTTGCCGTACTCCGGCGCAACCTCTAGCTACTTGATTGACCCAGCAGGGGAGGCTACAAACCTCTTCTACGGCCAAGTTGTTATTCTTGGCGCAGACGGCTACGTTGCTCTTTGTACAGCAACCGGTGCTGACGCAACCACCAACAACCTCGGCGGTTCCAGTATTGGCGCACTGGGTGTGTTCGTTGGTTGTGAGTACGTAAACGCTCAAGGGCAAGTGATTTTTGCTCAGTACTACCCGTCGGGCACCGCAAACGGCGGTCCGATTAAAGCGTACGTTGTCGATGACCCCTTTGTTCTGTTTCAGGCCCAGTTGGATGGTTCAGGCGCACAAACGATCATCGGAACCAACACGCTGTTCCCGACTGTACAAAGTACGAGCACAGGTAGCACCGCTACCGGTAACTCAACATCAGCGCTTGATGCCACGGTGCAGGTTACTGCAGGTGCCTTCCGCATTGTTTCCTTTGTGTCGCCCACAAGCGACGCGTTCCCCGACGTGTTGGTGGCCTTTAGTAATGGCTTCCACCGTTACACCAACAACGTAGGACTATAAGGAGCCCTGAACCATGGCTATTTCACGTGCACAGCTACTCAAAGAACTGCTTCCGGGGCTTAATGCTCTGTTTGGCCTTGAGTATGAAAAATACGGTGAGCAACACGCCGAGATTTATGAGACCGAAAGTTCGGACCGCTCGTTTGAAGAAGAAACTAAGCTGTCTGGCTTTGGCGCTGCCCCCGTTAAAAACGAAGGCTCCGCGATTGCGTATGACAATGCGCAAGAAGCGTTTACTGCTCGCTACACTCACGAAACCATCGCAATGGGCTTCTCCATCACTGAAGAAGCTGTAGAAGATAACCTGTATGACTCACTGTCTACTCGTTATACCAAAGCGTTGGCCCGTGCTATGGCGTATACCAAGCAAGTAAAGGCTGCTGCTATCCTTAACACCGCGTTCACTGGGTCGGGCAATCCGACATACGGCGACGGTCAGGTGTTGTGCTCTACTGCGCACCCGCTGGTGTCTGGTGGAACTAACAGTAACCGTCCTACCACTGGCGCTGACTTGAACGAGACTTCCTTGGAAGCCGCCGTTATTCAAATCGCTGCGTGGACTGATGAACGTGGCCTGTTGATCGCGGCTAGACCGAGCAAGT